TCAGTCGTGGATGGGCAAGGCCTTGGCGCGGTTGTACAGCTCCGTGCCGGTGCCGTTGCCGCCCATCGTGTGATAGGTCTTGTAGAGGTAGGTGAGGTTGCGCAGGCCGTCGGGGGTGATATGGCCGAGGCTGAGGAAGTGGTAACACTCGGTGTAGATGCGGTCGTGCAGGAGGGCCAGCACGGCCTGCCAGAGGGCCTTGATCTTGGGGATGGCCGCGAGGACGGCCCCGCCCATCAGCGCGAAAGCCCACTGTGCCCAGTATTCGAGGATGAACTGCATCGGAATCACCCCCTCACATACTCCACCGGCTCTTATTCGCCCGGGTGTCGATATGCACCCAGCCGGTCTTGCGGGTGGGGTGCTTTGCGTCCTTCGGGTAGCGCCCGATGCCGCCCCGGGAGGGCAGCAGGGTCTCAGCGTAGGCGGCCACAGTGGCCACGTCCACGCCCTCAACGTAGAAGTCCGCCGCCCGGCCCAGAAGGTGCTGGCTGGACTTGCTGCCGCCGACGGCAGCGTTGTGGGCAGCGGTGCGGTATCCGCTGGTGATATGCAGGGGCTTTCCGAAGTGCTCCCGGATGCACTGCAGCAGCACCACAAGCTCCTCGTCGAGGAGCACGACATCGCTGCCCTTGCAGGCAAACTCCCGCACCTTGAAGCTGGGCGAGAGCTGCCGGGTGGAGTCCCGGGACATGGAATATTCTTTGATAGCGATAGAGAACACGACCTTTCTTTTGAGCAGCCCCCACCCGGGGGCTGCTTTTTGTTTTGTCAGAGGTACTGATACCCCTCGACAGAGATGCAGCCCTCGAGATAGGAGAAGGGGAACGAGAGCCGAATGGTGCCATCGTTCTCGAACTTGACGGTAATGTATTTCGTAAAATCATTGTCTGTAGTGGTGTATTGTACAACACTGGTCGCGGCAGAGCCACCCCGCGCGACTCTTACTTCGGTTGCACCGGGACTCATCTTGCTGTTATAAGACGAAGCCTTATAATCTAAGGTCACAGGCTTGACCACCAGATAGTCCACCGTATCCGGAGCCTTTGCGCTCGTGCCGCCCGAGGAACCCATCGCCGCGCTCCAAACCAGCTTGCCGTCCATATACATCAACCTCTCTTTCGCTTTCTTGCTCATGCCGCCGCTGATGGCGACGCTTCCCAGCGCCATATTACGCCTCCGGTTCTGCCGCGTCTGCGGCCTCAGTGGTGTCGGCGTCCGGGTCGGCCACGCCCCACTCCGCCCGCAGGGCGGCGAGGGCGGCGGCTTTGTCGGGGGCCGTGTCGGCCAACAGAGAGAGCAGCAGGGCCTTGGCGTTGTCACTCAGGCCCTCGCCGGGGTCGCCCTGCGGGCCGGGTTCACCGCGCGGCAGAGTCAGGCAGAGCTTGCCGTCCCGGATGCCGGCGGCGGGTGTGTCGCCGGTGGTCACGCTGCCGATGCCCTCCACCGCCGCGCCGCAGGCGGCTGCGATGCCGGCCTCCATCCGGTTGAGCACGTCGGGCAGGCTGACTTTCATGCCGGTGACGAAATGCTGTTTCACATACTTCATTTTTCGTTTGCCTCCGTTACAAAGTCGTGTCATCCAAAACGGTGTCGCCCAGGGTGTCCTCTCCGGTGTCAGCGGTCGAGGCCGAGGGTCCCAGCAGCTCCACCTGCATCTGGATGCCGCCCTCGGGGACGTTCTCGGCCCAAAACGTGATGCTGCCGTTTTTGGTCTCGCAGACGCCCGCAAGCCCCGCCGCCACCGCCACGGTGAAGGTCTCCGGGGTGGGTACGGCGGAGGGGACGTTTGCCTCTCTCGCCGCCCGCAGCTGGGCCGTCTGCTTGTAGGCGTAGCCGGGTACGTCGGTGCATTCGGCCCAGCCGTCTGCCGGGAGGGTCACGGGCCAGATGCCGAGATAGCCGCCGGTGTAACTGGCCAGCAGCTTGTCGCAAAGCTTGGCGGTCTCTTTGGCCTTGGCCAATGCCTGCTGGCCCAGCTCGTCCATGGGGATGCCGGTCACTCCGTCCCGCATAAGGCCGCAGAGGGCTTCGTCGGTGCGGGTGTCGGTGAGGTCGGCGGTGGAGACGGAGGTCTGGCCCGCCGGGCGGGAGACCTCGGCGAGGCAGAGGTCATAGACCATCTCGGTTCGGGAGAGGTCCGGGCCTGCCGGCTCGGAGGACGGCGCGCCCTGCAGCACCTGCAGAGAGGTGCTGCGGCTGGTAGCGTCGTACCGGAGCACGACGCGGTCGATGCGGGGCAGAGAGCTGTCCGCGAGGGGCAGCGTGAGGGTCTGGGCCTCCCGCATGGTGACGCTGAGGCCCACCCACCGGCTGACGTGCATCCACGCCTGCCCCGCGCTGACGGTGAGGTCGGTACTGCCATCGGCGGCAGCAGCCACCGCGAAATCGATGTCGGTGCTGTAAACGCCGCTGGTGCGCCCGGCAAAGTAGGCCGCAGCATCCTCGGCGTCATAGGTGATGCCGCCCAGCGGGTAGGTAATAATTCCGGGGGAGCTCAAGCTATCGCCTCCTAGATCTTGTACCAGACGGGCGTACCCAGCCGCGCGGTGCGGGTGGTGCCGTCGGTCTGGCTCTGGATGATGATGTCGGCCACCCGGACGGTGGCCTTGTAGCCGAGATCCGGCAGAGAGCAGAAACAGACGTCGCCCGGCTCGAGGCCGTCGGCGTCCAGTGTCATCTCGATGCTGCCGGTGCGCAGCTGCTCAAGGAGCTTCGACGCGCCCCGATCAGCCAGCTTCTTGAGGTAGCTGTCGCTTCTGATCGTCTCGCCGCTGTCCTCGTCCGGCTGGATGTCCCGGGCGTCCACGATCATCTCCCGGCGCTCCGCTCCTTCAGCCTCGGTGTCGCCTGCCCAGACCATGGCCCGCTCCTCGCCCTCGCCCGCCCCCAGCACGAGGGCTACGTTGGCATAGCTGCCGTCGCCGAAGGCCCAGCTGGCCTCCCGCAGGCTGCCCCATTTGGGCGAGAAGCGGTTGTTGGGGTCTGCGGTGGGCCGCCAGACCTCGAACATGAGTTTTTTTGCGCTGTTTTTACCAGTGAGCACCACCCGGAAGCCGAGGTCGCAGGCAGAACCCACCGTTTTGAAGTAGTCGAAGAGGGTGTTCCCCGAGGTCTGGTTCTCAAACTTCGTGTCAAAGCCTTTCGCCTCGGCCACCTCCAGCTTGGGCCACGGAGCCGCTGCCTTGGCGAGGGCCAGCATGGCAGCCTCGGCGTTCTCCTTCTTGATGGCCGAGACGCTGACCCGCTTGGTGAAGATCCACGTGGCCGGATAGCCGGTGACGACGAGGTTGGCGTCCTCGTTCTCGTTGGAGCGGTGGCAGATGCGCATGGGCACTTTGGTCACGGCGTCGGTGCGGACGAGCCAGCGGCCCTCCCGCAGCAGCTCCATGTTCTCGGGTGTAGGCCGCACCTCGAGGGTAAAACTGCCCTCGGAGTTGTACGGCTCATCCCAGTACACCGATACCCACACGCCGATGTTCCCGAGGCGGGCGAGGGTCGTTTCATCCAAGACGTCAAAAGTCATTTCATCACCTCCGGCAGAATGCCCACCACCATCGGGTAAAAGCTCACACTGACCTGCAAGCCCGCCTTGCCGCTGTCGGCGTCGGCGGTCAGGATGTTATCGCCGGGGTGCAGCTCGGTGAGGTCGGAGTCCTCGTCCAGCAGGGCGAAGGCGTTGGACTCGGTGCCGTCCCGGGTGAGCTTGACGGCCAGACGGTCGGTGGTGGTGCGGTAGATCTCCAGCACCTCACCCGCTTTGAGCGTGGTGTCGAAGCCGATGTGCTCCCCGGTGACGGAGTTGCGGATGGCGGGGTTGACCACAAGCCCGGTGGAGCGGAGCTTGGCCGTAAAGGGCACCGGCAGCGCCCCGGGGTTGCGGATGTTGAGGAAGTAGCTCTGCCGCCACTCGCTGTACTGGTGGCTGTCGTAGCAGACCGGGAACGAGAAGCGCGGGATGAAGCCGCCCATCTCGGCGCGCTCCTCGCTGAGGCTGTACCAGTAGGGTTTCGGGCGGTAGAGCATGAAGTCGAGGCGGGGGTACGGGTGGAGCTGGACGGTGTAGGGGGTCTTTTGCAGGAAGAACCGGGAGAAGTATTTGTCCCCGAAATAGGCCGTGCCCGAGGTGAAGAAGGGCATCAGCTGCAAAAAGCGGTCAGCCTGCGTCTCCCCGTCCGGCCCCCAGAAGTCCGCGATGACCTCGTGGGCCACGCCTTCGACGCTCTGCCCCTCTACCGTCACGCCCTGCTGACGGACGCCCTGCGCCGTCTTGAGGGTGACGTCCACGCCCGAGAGGCCATCCATCTGGTAGGGGATGCCGTAGTCCCAGCCGAGGTCGAGAGCGGCCCCGGCGTCCGTCACGAGGCGGAGATGGTCATTGCGCATGGTAGGCCTCCTTTCAGTGTTTTTGGGCCTTAGCGCGGTCGGCCTCCCAGCGCGCTTCGCGCTGCAGGTCGGCGGCGGTGTGGGCCTTGGAGTAGATGTTCTGGGTGATGTTGGTGTCGCCCTCGCGGTAGCTGTGAGCAGCGGCGGCGACCTGCGCCGTGCCGGATGCTGCCACCCGGCTGCTCACGGCCATGTTGTCGCTGAGGACGAGGGCGTTGGCGCTCTTGACCAGCTTGGCGAGGCTCTTGTTGATCTCGGTGAGCTTTGCGGTGTTGGCGTCGATGGTGTCCGTCAGCTTGTTCGACCCGTCGGTGATGCTGGGGGTGTCGAGGTCGAGGCCGGAGCTTCCGCCACTTCCACCGCTGCCGCCAGAGCCGCCGGAACTGCTGTGGCTCCCGCCCAGCTTGGAGACGATGGCTGCGATGGCGACGCCCAGAGCGACAGCGGCAGCGGCCACCACGAGGCCTGCCGGGATGCCGAAGAGGGTGGATTCCAGCGCTGCGCTGACGGCGACAAGCATTCCTTCGACGGCAGCGCCGATGGTGCCGATCATTCCGGCGAAGCCCGCGTAGATGGCGGGGAACATACTCATGAGGCCGCCGGAGAGTCCGATACTGATGGCCTTGGCCGCTGCGGCCAGCGGGGTCTTGAGGGCACCGAAGACGCTTTTCAGGGTGCCGCTCATCTTGACGGCCATGGAGGAGATGTCGCCGAACTTTCCGGTGATCCCCTCAAAAAGGCTCTGGCCGATGCCCCACGCTGCCTGCGCCAAACTGCCCGCCGCGTCGCCGAGGACGCCGTTCAGCCCGTCCACCATGCTCAGGGCGAAGCTGGAGAGCTGCTGCTTCTGGTCGGCGGTCAGGCCCGAGTAGAGGGCGGATGCCGCCCACTTGCCGATGGAGAGCCAGTCTCCGCTCTTTACTGCGTCCCACAGGGTGCCCACCGTGCCGAGGATGCCCTCGTTGGCACGGTCTTTCAGCTCAGACCAGAGGCCGTCCAGTGTCTTGGCGGCGCTGTCCTTGATGGTCTCGGCCACCTGCTCGGTGCCGTCGGCGGCGATGGTCTTGACGGTCTCCACCGTGCGGAGCGCCCCGTCGATGACCTTGTCCTGCGTCTGGGTGATGACCTGCTGTTGTTCGGTGGTGCCGTCCGCGAGGGTCTTGGTCACGGTCTGGGTAGTGGTCTTGACCCCGTCCGCGAGGGCCGTGGTGGTGGCCGTCACGGTGTCCACCACGTCTCGCACGGTCTCCATGGTCTGGCTGACCGTCCGCTTGCCGTCTGCCGCGATGGTCTCGACGGTCTTGACGTCCTTGAGCACGCCGTCCACCATCTGGCGGCTGGTGGAGGTGATGACCTGCTTCTGCTGGGTGGTGCCGTTGGACAGCGTCTCGGTGATAGTCTCGGTGGTGGTGGTCACGCCGTCCTTGACTGCGGTGGTGGTGTCGCTGACGGACTTGATGATGTCCGCCGTAGCCTGTTTTGTGCTCTTGGCGGCAGAGGTGGCTGCAGCGGCAGCAGCGGCAGCAGCGGTGGCAGATGCCGCCGCGTCTGTAGTCCCGGTGGATGCCTGAGATCTCTGCACGCGGCTTTCATGCAGTTGCTGGCGGCGCTGACGGTCTGCGTCCGTGGTGGTGTTGGACTTAGTGGAGACAGTTTCTTGTATGCTATCACTTACTGTGGCGGTCGTTCCGTTGATGAGTGCAGAGATTTTCTGCTGGACAAAGGAAGTAAGCGTCCCCCACAGATTGGAGATACCGGAAATAATCCATCGGACGATGTTTTCGCCGATATGTCCCCATTCCTCCATGCTGCCGTCCCATGCACCGATAAGTTTGGCGATGCAGGCATAGGCGGCCTCAAGCAGATTTTCGATGCTGTAAAAGATGCCGTCTACCAGTGTGGTGAGCATTGCTGCACCACATTTCAGAATGTCGGGCAGATGGGAAACGAGGGCAGCGGCAAACCGGGCAATAAGGTTCGCTGCCGCTGTGATGAGGTCTGGCAGACTGTCCGTGATACCGATGATGAGATTTTCCAGCAGCTGGACACCGCTGTCGAAAATATCATCCTGATGATCTGCCAGATAGTTAAGCAGCTCAGTCAGAAGGTCAGAAACAGCAGATACAGCATCGGGTATCTTCTGTATCAGTCCGTCGGCGAAGCTGTCCAGCAGTTCGGCTGCGGTGTCCATCATTGCAGGGACGCCGCCCTCCGTAAACGCATCCGTCAGTGCCAGAACAACATCGTTTGCGACCGGAAGCAGGTCGGACAGCGACGAATAGAGCGAATCGGACAGCGCACCCAGCAGAGCCTTCGTGTTATCGGTCAGAGTGGACAGCCTGCCGTTGAAGGTCTGGCTGGCCTCCAGCATACCGTTGTAGAACTGCCCGCCCTCGCTGGTGGCAGCAGCCACGGCGGATTCCAGCTCGTTGAAGCTGACCTTGCCGTCCGAGATGCGCTTGTAGAGGGCGCTCATGCTCTCGCCGGTGGCGTCGCAGATCTGATTGAGCGGGTTGAAGCCCGCGTCGATCATCATGTTGACGTTTTCCAGCGTGACCTTCTGGGCGCTGGACATCTTGCCGTAGGCCCGCACGAGAGTCTGGAGCTTGTCCGCGTTGCCCAGCGAAATATCGCCCAGACGTTGCAGTACGCCGGTGGTGTCGTCCGCCGCGATGCCGAACTGCAAGAGGGTCTGGGTGCCCTCGGTCAGGTCGGACAGGGAGAAGGGCGTGCTTGCGGCCATCCGGCGTATCTCTTCCAGCTTCTCGACGGCAAGCTGTTCGTCGCCCAGCATGACCTTGAAGTTGGTCAGATAGCTTTCCATCTGGGCGTTGTAGTCCAGACCGCTCTTGACCACGCTTTGCAGGCTGGATGCAGCTTTCTTGGCAAAGTCCGCGATAAGCTGGCCTGCGGCCACCGTCCACTTGCTCGTGGCTTTTTCAGCCGGGTCGCTGTTGAGCTTTACTTCGCCGGTAATGCAAAAATCTGCGGCCAATGTGTCCACCTCTCTTTACGAAAAAGAGCGCAGGCACAAAGGGCACAGACTCAAAGTTTGATCTCTATTTCCCGCTTACAGGCGGGGTTTTTGCATTTGACCCAGATGCCCTCCGCGCGGGCCTCCGGGATGGCCCAGACCGGCAGAGGCCGGCCGCACAGGGGGCAGAGAACCGGGGCGCGGTCAGCGCCGGAAGCGGGCCGCAAAGGCTTCGTTGCGGTCTTGCAGGGTGACAATGCGACCGCCTCCTTTCCGCAGGGCAGCGGGCAGGGCGAAGCGTTCCTTCAGCTCGGCACGCCGCTCCCGCTCTGCGCCCTGAAACTGCGCGAGGTCAGCCGTCCGGAACCCGATGATCTTCGCCAGCTGGGTCTCCTCGGGCAGGTTGGACATGAGGGCCTTGAACCGCCACCAGTGGAGCCTTGCCCGGGTGAGGTCGATGCCGTAAGCCTGCTGGAACGCGGCCACGATGGCGGGGCCATCGGTGACGTAGTCCAGCGCCAGCTCCTCGGTGCGGCTGCTGCCGGGGCGGTCGGATACCTCCTGCGGGCCTGCGGTGTAGAACTCCACCAGCGCCTTGAAAGCGTCCACCTCTTCCTCCGGCGGGACGGCCACGCGGTAAAACCGGCGCATGGTTTCCCGGGCCAGCTCAGGCAGGCCCTTTTCGTCCTCCGGAAGGCGGAGATACTGCCCGTTGAACCAGATCATAGGCCGGAAATCCCAGTCGATGGGCCTGCCTGCCCACATGCGGGGCAGTTTGTCCAGCAGGATGTCAGCCATTTTCCAGAGCAGCCAGCTCATCCAGCAGCTGCTTGCGGCGTGAGGCCTTGTCCACCCGCTCCACCATCTGGGCGGCGGGGACAGCCTGCGGGTAGAAGCCCTCGCTCCGGGACACCGGCTGGCCCGGATAGCTCACAGGCGGCTTGTGCTTGTCCTTCTTGCGCTTCTCAGCCCGGCGCTGGGCGCGGTTCTGGGGGACAGCCGCCGGGCGGGAATAACGAGCCTTCTCAGCGGCAGCTGCCCGGTTGAGGTCGTCGAGGACGTCGTACAGACGGCTGACATCGTTTTCGTTCAGCCCCAGACGGGCGGATGCCCCTGCGCCCAAAATTTTGTCAAGGCCGCGCATGGAAATGCGGGCCTGTGCGCGGAGACGGTCGCCCAGGCGGACATTTTCCCGTTCGCACCGGGCTGTCTCGGCCTCGCCCTCCCGGGTCATCTCGTCCAGTGCGTCCTCCAGACGGTCGAGATCGTTGGCGTTCAGAAGCGAAAAATCAAATTCCTGTCCATGGATCAGCATTTATCGGTGCTCCTTTCTCTCAGCCCGCGACGGCGGTGTTATAGTCGAACTCAGCCGGGGTGCCGATGCCCTTGAAGTCGGCGGCAAAGGTCGCATTCGCGCCGGCGCTGCCGCCCACATCGCTGGTCAGGATGAGCGCGCCTTCGCCCTTCTCGCCCTTGCCGGTGCGGAGAGAGAAGTAAACATAAGGCACCACCACGCTCTGGCCGGAGCCGAACGCGATCCTGTGGGAGAGCAGGAAGTCCTGAAAGGCGTCGCCCACACAGCGGTCGCCCTGAATGGAGAGAGTGCGCTGGGTGCTGCCCTTGGTGGTGACAGGGCCGGTGCGGATGTAGGTGTTGTCTGTGGTGGTGGCGTTCAGTGCGCCGCTGTGCTCCCTCACATGGTCAGCGCAGACCACCCAGCTTTTTACGTCGGTCTGGCTGGCCTCGGTCTGGACGGCCAGCAGGAAGTCGTCGGTGGTCTCCACGCCGGTATAGTCGGCGCTGGGGGTCAGGCCCGACAGCTTGACAGCTTCGGTAACAGTCATAAGAAAACTCCTTTCGATTCAGCCTTTGGGCTGGTAATACTCCAGCCGGAGCTGGAGCTGCATCCGGCAGCTGCCCGACTCGGCGGCGACGATGTAGCCGCTGGACGTCACCGAAACGCGCAGCGGCTCTTTGCGGCCGCCCAGCCGGGGCAGGTGATGCCGGTCGTTCTGGGCCAGCACCCACTCGGTCAGCTGCTCAAAAAAGCCGCTGTTTGCGATCTGGACGCTCTGAGCCTCGCTGTAGTCGCGGCGGCTGACGAAGATGTAGCTCTTGGCGAGGTTGCGGCCGGAAAAGAAAACAGCCGTCACCGGGTCGGTGGGGCTGTCCTCGATGGAAAACTCGGCCACAGGCTCCGGCGAGAGGCCGGAAATGCGGAAGGCCGCGCCGTTTTCGCTCTGTTCCTCGGCGATGAGGGGGCAGGTCTTGAGCCACTCCCGCATGGCCGTGATGGTGGCTTTCTCGCTCATAAGTGGCCCATCCCTCCCCAGAAGGTCGTGACGGCCTTAGTCCCGAAAAGGGCCAGCGCCTCGCCGTAGTCAGCCAAGGCACGCTGCCCCCAGTAGGAGCCGCGCAGACCGGTGTCTCCCCGCAGGTCGGTGCCCTCGGCGTGGAGGTAATACTGCCTGCGGGCATAGGGGGTGTTGTACACCAAAAGACCCTCGTCGTACTTGGAAGCGGTCTGGACGCTGTTTTTCAGCTGGCCGGTGTCGAAGGGGACGTAGCTGTCGATGAGACGCGCGGCTTCCTGCGCAAGGGCGAACTGGGCCTTTTGCAGGGCAGCGGTCTTTTCTGCGCCGAAGTCGGGACGCCAGCTCAGCTCCATCTGGATGCCGTCCACCTGATAGGTCAGGCCGTAGGGCTGGTCAAAAATGGGCTTGGACATGAGGTGTCAGCTCCCTTCCACATGAAAATGCGGCAGCGGGACGCCCCGGTCGTCCGAGACATCCGCCACCGTACAGCAGATGTGAGTTTTTTCGAGGGCGGCGTATTCGGCCTCCGTCAGGCTGCGGACAGTGCCGCAGAGGAGCTTGCTGCCCCGCTTGAGCGTCCAGTACGCGGCTTTTTCTGCCGGGGGCAGACGCGCCCACTGGGGATAGGGCAGATAGCCCGGCGCAGGCGGGAGGCGGATATGCACCACCCTCTGGGGGTCGCCGGAGGCCGAGGTGCGGCGCGTCTCCCGCCAGCTGCACCCCGTGAGCACCTTGCAGACCGGCTGGTCGGCTTCGGTGGCCGTGTCGTGCAGCAGCATGACGACCGTGACGGACGTCTGCATCAGAAACACCCCCGATACAGCAGGCCGTGCGGGTCACTGCCCAGTGTGTTGGCGAGGATGTCCTGCGCCTCTGCCGCCAGCCGTTCGGCCAGTGCGCCGGAGGTGAAGGTCATGGACACGCCATCGTTGGAGACACTGGACACGCCGGGCGGCGTGCAGGCGCTCTGCACGGCGTTCGCTGCGTCGATGATCTGGATGCAGGCGTCCGCCAGCGCCTCTGCACAGCCTTCGCACGCTGCGGCATGGCCCTCGGCCCGGCCAAAGGTCATCCGGTCGATGAGCCGGGACGCCCGTGCGGCCAAAGGGGCAAAGGCAGCTTCGTCCAGCATGCCGCCGGCGGCTGCATACTGGTCATAGGTGCAGTAGAGCATGGAGCCTCCTTATGCCGCAACAGCCGAACCAGCGGTCAGGAAGGCGAACGGGACTTTGGAGCGGTCGGCGTTCATGCGGGTCGCAGGATTGGGCAGCGCCCAGCCCATGCGCATCACAACGCGCAGGGCCACCATATCCTGCTGGGCCAGATTGTAGACGATCTCCTTGGTGGAAGGATCCTGAATCACGCCCTGATCCAGCAGCTTCACAGTGACATCCTGACGGATGGAGTACACCAGCTTCTTGAAGTTGCCCGCGATCAGCTGCGCCTTGGAGGCATCAAAGCCGCCGTTCTCGGGGAAGTACAGGGGCGCACCGTCCAGTGCGTAGGTGGTCGCGCCCTGCATATCCGAACGGAACAGCGGACGGCCGTTGGTATCCAGCAGACCGCGCAGCTCCGCCTTGGCGGTCAGGTCGCCCACCACAGCATCCACGCCGAAGCCGCCAGCCTCGACCTTGGAGAACAGGCCGTCCTTGCCCAGCAGCTTGGTGTAGTCGATGGGGCCGGTGACTTTGTTCTTAGCGGCCAGAGTCAGCACGTCAGTCGTCCACTCAGTGGGGCGGTCGCCGCCAAACAGGACGGCGTTGTCGATCTTTGCACCCATGGCCTCACGGACACGGGGCTGGACTTCGCCCATGATGTCAAAGGTGGAATCTGCCAGAACGGCCTCGGGCACAGGCACGATAACGGCCAGCTCGGCAGCGGTCATGTAGACGCTGTCCCATTCCTGCTTGCTGGTCTTCTTCATGCCGGTGTCGCCGTTGACCCAGTAGGCCAGCGGCAGCATGGACAGCACCGGGATCTTGGTCTGGTTGGAGGTCATGTTGGCCAGACGGGTGCCCAGCTGCATCACGATGGAGCTTTTGGGCACGTCCTGCTGGATGGTGTTCACCAGCTGCTCCCGGATCAGGGCCTCGGCCTTATTGCGGGCGATTGCATCAATAGCCATAATAATCAACCTTTCTGGCCGAACGCTGCGCGGAATGCAGCATTTGCGGCCTCATGTGCGTTTGCGGGCTGGCGGCTGCCGCCCGGTGCGGATGCGGAAAACTGCACCATGCTGCCGTCCGGCAGAATGGCGCTGGGGTCTGCGGCCTTGAAGGTCTTGACATAGTCATCAAAGCCAAGGATCTCGCCGTCCTTCATGGCGAAATTCTGGGCCTTGGCGTCGGTCAGGAATGCCTTGCGGGCGCTCTCGCTGGAAAACTTCAGCCCGGAGGCCTTCCGTTCCAGCGCGTAGCCCTTTTCGAGGGCGGCCACCTGACTGGCAGCGTCAGCCTTGGCCTGTTCTGCCTTGGCCTTCCACTCGGGGTCGTAACCTTCCAGTTTACCATTTGCAGTGTTCAGCTGCTCGGTCAGGGTGGCCTTTTCGGCCTTGAGGGTCGTGATCTCGTTGGCCTTGGCCGTGATGTCCGCGCCGTGCAGGTTCATAATGCCGTCCAGCTGTTCCGGCGTGATGCCGGGAATGATCTTGCTCACATCTTCACGTTTCAATGTTGAATGCTCCTTTCCGGTCAATATAGGCAAATGGATCCGTTCGGTTTTGTAACGCGGTTCGCCTTCCGCATGGATCCCGGGCAGGGTACGCGCTGCCCGCCGCGATGGCACCGTATGCAGGACTCGAACCTGCGACAGCCGGTTTTGGAGACCGGTGCTCTGCCAGCTGAGCGAATACGGCATGAAAAAACCACTATGGAGCCTTTTCGGGACGCATAGTGGTTAAATTGGGGGATTTCTGTGAATGACTTTTACGGTTTGACCTCCACACTGGGCAGGATGTCGGTGTGGAAATAGAGCTTGTAGTGGTACGGGTCGGTATGGGTGCCGGTGATGTCCTCTACCACATACATGGTGTAGTCGTTCAGGTAGATGTAGTTCTTGCGGTAGGTATCGGGGCCGACTTTTACGGTGCAGACAAGCTCGTTGTTCGAGTTGTTGGAGATGGACATGTAGCCCTCGGCTTCCATGATAACCTTATCGGTGCGGGCGTTGTAGACGGTGATCTTGCGCTCGCTCTCGAAATAATCGGCCTGCTTGGAAATGTTATAGTTGGCCTTTTCGGCTTCACTGGAACAGCCGCACAGCAGGATGGAAACGGCCAGCGCAAGGGAGAGAAAAATCTTTTTCATGGTTCGTTCCTTTCTGAAAAATGGGCAAACAAAAACCACGGTGCGGTGTGCATCGTGGTCAGAATATAAAGGTCATTCAACCCCGGGAGGAAGTTTCCCGATTCCTTTCAACGCATTATATGCGGCGCGAGAGGCAAGCTGGGCAGGCGGTGCAGGACTGTCCAGCATATCGCACATCTCGTCGTATTTGTGGTCAATCGGATGTTCAAGAAGCCATTTCTGCATTTCGGCAATACGTTCCGGTGTAAGCCAACTACTCATAGAATTTCACTCCGTTCTTTTGAAGTTCTCCAATGGCTTGCCAGACAAGTTTTTCAGCCTGTTCAAGAAGCTGTTCGTCGGGCAGTTCTGCGCGAGGGATATTTTTCAGCTGGTCTATTTCGGCGTTCAGTTTCCAAATAATGCCTTTCGTTGCAATGGCATCGTAATCAGCGCCTTTCTCAACCGCATACACATGGCCATTGTGTCCAATAGCGGTCAACAATTTCAAATTAGACTTGTTTGCAAAATTGCTCAAATCGCCATTGGAGAAAATTCCACAGGCAGGATGAGTATGAATCGCAACATAAGGTTCACTCGGGTTTGGAAGCTTGACGGTATGCCCATCGGGATCCCCCATGACATCCTGCGTCAGCGGCTTCATGTGAAGGTCGAACAAACGACCCACCTCAACCCCGGAGGGTTGTTTGGATGCCGTCATCAACAGGCGCTTGTGGGCGTTCTGAAGCTGGCGCTGCCCGGAACTGTCCAATGTTTCGCAAACAAACGGCTTGACGCTGGCGATTGATTGCATTGTAACAGGTTGCGGCTCAATGCGCAAGACCTCGTTCAGCGCGGTGACTTTCTTTGCCGCCCACGCTGCCTTACTGCTGGCGCTCCGCCCAAATCCATGTACACTTGTCCGGGCGCTGTCCACTCTGCCGCCGGTGGCCCAGGTGAAGTCCGCAAGGCTCTGCCGGGCCTGCCTCAGCCTCACGGCGCTGGCGGTGGCGTCAGCCCCGGCAGCATCCTCGGCCAGATACCGGCGTTTCCACTTGCGGACGGCCCGCTCCCGGGCGCGCTGCATCTGGCTGATTTCGTAGCGGGTGTAAAGCCTGCCTTCGTACTCGATGTTCCGGGCGTTGAGCTGCTCAAGGCTCTCCTGCGTCCATGCGGGCGGGCTTCCCAGTTCCGGGAACACCACGAAGAAGGTGTGGCGGCAGTTCCAGCCGCAAAGCCCCGCGCCGGTGCCGTAGCCGGTGGCCGACTCGAAATCCTCATAGTGCTGGCCCAAGTAGTCCGCAGCCCCGCCCCGGTGGTAGCGCTTGCCCTGCCACACGGCATGACTGGGGCGTGCCCCGCCGTGAGCCGTCACCTCGACGAAGCTGGCCCCCATCTCGTCCATCCGGGCCTCCTGCAGCTTTGCGCCAGTCTGATTCACACCGGTGAGCACGGCACGGCGGCAGGCCACCTCCAGCGTGTCTCTGTGACCGCTGGGGTAGGTGACGTAGGGCATGGAGTCGGCAAGGCCGTCCACAGCACGCTTGACGGCGGTTTTGTAGTCGAACGCGCCGCTGCTCACTTGGAGCCATGCTCTGTCCAGCGCCTGCTCAAAAGCCCCGGAGACGGTGTTTGCCGTGGTGGCGGTAAGGTTGGAGAAGCTGCCTGCCGTCTGCCGATAGCCCGCGTTGAGCAGGTTCTGCAAGGGAGCTGACTCCTCGAAGGGCGTCGGCTCCTTGCCGTAGTGGTAATAGATCTCATCCTCGGCTTCCAGTGCGGCGGTCGCGGCCTCCTTCATCAGGCGGCGGATCTCGGCCTCGCTCTTGCCGGTATACCGGGCCAGCAGCTTCACCACATCCTTGCGGACGGCCTCGGTCTGCTGGTAGCGCCAGAACTGCCAGTTGGCCGTCGGCGTCAGGGCGTCCATCTTGCCGATGCGCCGGGCCACGTCCCGCAGGATGTCGTCCTCGACCTGCTGCCAGAGCAGCACAAGCCGGTCGGGTGCATGGTCGAGATAGTCCGGGGTCAGCATCATGCACTCCCGCCGAAGGTCAGCTCAGGCTGGCGGTTCTCGGCGGCGGCTTCCTCGGCGATGGCCCGGGCCTCGTCTTCGCTGTAGCCCTCAAACTCCATCAGATACCGCCAGAACGGGAACTTCCCTGCGGTAACGTAGCCCCAGAACATCTGCTTGCGCTCCTTGGGGTCGGAGATGATGGAATCGTCGAAATCGAAGGTAACAGTGTACTCGCCCGGCAGGGGAACAGCCGCGCCGCTGTGCCATGCGGCATCCAGCAGGACATTCACGGCATAGACCAGGTCGGTGATCGCCGTACCGAGTGCACGCTGCAAGTCCTTGACGGTGGTATAGCTGCGCTGTTTGCTGGAACGGATCTCTTCTGCGGTCTTGTCCACGTTCTGCGGGTCAGACAGAGTGCCGTAGGCAAGACCGCACTGGAACTCGATGCGCTTGAGCATGGCATCCAGCCCTTTGCGATAGCTCTCGTCCCGCAGGGTGGGGGCAAACACCTCGTAAAGGTTTCGCCCGCCGGAACTGCTGCCGTTGATCCAGTTGCGGTAAAGGCGCTGTTCCCGCTGGGGCATCGCAAAGCTGCCGTCAGGGTCGGGGCGGAGGGCGGTCTGATCTACATCGAGGGCCAGCTGGCCGCCGCTGTACTCCCAGAGCAGTGCACCGTACTGTTCATCGGCATCCCGGATGATGTCCACCGCAGGGGCGTACACGCTGACACCCAGCGGAGAATGCCGGTCAGCTGCGTTGCCCTTGGGGGCCTTGAAATAGCCCCACAGCGGCCTATCCACGCCGGTGAACTCTGTGCGAGGGGCCAGTGCGGCCCACTCGGCAACATCGGTCAGGGGAATCTCAATGCCGATGTCGGCACTCGTCATGGAACAAAATGCCTTAACGGTGACGGTATAGTTTCCATCGGAAAACTCGTGATCTTCCAGCCGGGTGTAGATGCGGCCGCCCCGCACCAGATGATCGTAAAAAATAGCCCCGGTCATACGTCCGGAGCTGTCAAAGCGGGTGGGGCAAAAGCAGTCTCCCTGCACCACGTCAATCTGGATGCGGCCCGCCGGGTCGAGGTAGGGCCGGAACAGCACCCCGCCCAGAGCACATCCGTACTCCACAGGAATGCGCAGGTCAGCAATAAAGGGCCTGAGCAGCTCATGGATGCTGTCTGCCCGGGCACTGCCGGAAACAAGACATTCCATTTCCAGCGTGGTCAGACGGGCCAGCTCGGCGGCGATGCTCTGGGGCAGGCCCAGACTGTGCAGCGGGTCTTTGCCGCCGTGACACCATGGGCCGCCGGTATCGTACATCTGCGCCCAGAGGGTGATGGCGCTCTCCATAGGGGCAGACACACTGACACTGATCGGCGTATCTTCCCCGAACCAGAGCCGGGCCTTCTCCCTCAGCCACGAAAGCAGCTTGTCAAACATTACTTGGCTCTCCAATCTGCCCAGCGGATGAGCGGGGCGAATATCGTGTAACAGAAATAACGAATGTCGTCCATGGCGTGGTCGTTTTCCTTGACGACCCGGTCTTCTTTCGCCTTATCGTCCCAAGAATACACACCGAACTCCCGGCGGGAATCGGTGCAGCTTTCATGGATCTGGACAAGTCCGGCCTGCATCAGGGAGGCCACGCAGCGGATGCCGTTCAACACATCGTTGTCCGCCGGGATGACCTGATACTTTCCATGCCGCCGGATGGTCTCGATAAAAGACGCGGCAGAGGGGTCTACGCAGACCGCCTGCACATAATACCCTTTTGTCAGCCGTTCCAGCTCGGCGTAATGCTCCTCATCGGTGCGCTGCACCCGCTGCTTGCGGCTGTCGAAATAGCTCTCCCGGACACGCAAGGCCCGACCCTCGTGGATGACCCACAGGCCCATGGAACAGGGGTTGTGGGTGCCGTAGTCGATGGATACGTAAAACTGGCCGTCGATGCCCGCCGTGCTTCCGTGGAAGAGGTAGGCATCCGGGCAGAGCGAAAAGAAAGGATAGACCAGACCGGAAGCATTGCACCAATGCCCCAGAATGAAACGGTCATAATAGACGGTCCCGGCCAGCTCGTGCTTCAGGTTTTCCACGAACTCCTGCGGGAGAAACGGGTTATCGTCGATGGTGGAGGTCTGGCAGAAAATATCCACCTTGGGGTCGTCGATGAACTTTTTCAGGAAATGCTCCTGACTGTCCGGGTTTGCTGTGCCATCAAAATGAGAATGGGGACAGCGCAGACGGGTCTTGAGCATCTGGAACACGTCTTCATCCCAAGTCGTCATCTCGTCGCCGTAGCCGTATTCGATGGTCATGCCCTGAATACGGGCAACGTGCTTTTTGCTGTCTGCGCCCAGAATATGCACCCGACGGCCAAACAGCCGAGCCGTGTTGTCGCTGCTGATGGTCCCCACAAGGGCCTCTCCCCAGATCTCCCGCATGGGGTCCAAAACATTCCGGCTGAGGGTCCCTTGCGTGTTGCCCAGCATGACGGCCGCCCCCTCGCCCCGCAGGGCCAGAAGGCGCTGGGGAATGACCACGGCATAGTCCAGCCAGCTCTTGCCGGAACCAGTGGCTCCGACTTTCAGATTCCAGCGGTGGGAGCAGGAAGTGAGATATTCTTTCTGTTTAGTCGATAACACTGTCCACTCCTCCCAAGAGCTTGCGTGCCTCGGCCAGCTGATCGGTGGTATCGCCAGACGCGCCGTTGAACATCCCGAGGTGTTTGCCCAGCAGGTCGAGCGCCCGAAGCTTGTCGGCCAGCTTCACTTCCTGCTCAAGCCCATCCTCGCCGAACGTCTTGACCTTGACTGACTGCACAGCAGCAAGGTCATCGTGGCTGGCATCGGATTTGAGAGAGGCGGTCTTGGGGTCGATGAGGTCAGCGGCGTTGACGAATGCAATCTTTGCCAGCTCGCGCACCACCCGGTCAGTAGATACACCGGTGCGGCGACTCTGCTCAGCCTGAAGCTGGGCGATACGGTTTTGAATGCTAAGCTTTGCTAAGAGCTGCGAGCCTTGCTCATTCGCGGTTTTGGGGCTGTATCCGGCGCGGATGGCCGCTTGGGTCGCGTTCAGATCTATCATGTATTCCTCGCAGAAACGCTCCTGCTTGTCGGTCATCCTTACCACCTCTCTTGCATAAAAAATCCCCGCACATTTCTGTGCAGGGTGATTGACGCACATCCGGTGGGGTATCCTTGAACCCACTGCGGATTCCGGGGCCTCCGTAGGTGTGCCGGACTCTCACGGAGAGAAGGACTCCCATCCGGCACGCCAGCCCCAAGCGGTTTCGCAGGCCATGCGTCAGGCTGTTGCTGCGGCGGGGCGCAGCGTCATGGTGCCGCCCTTGGAATCGAACCAGCCGTGTCTACTCACACGCGCCGCGCACCAAATTGCGCTCAGGCGGCATAATAGAAGCAGCCCGCACACCATGCGGTCAAGCGTCAAGGAGGACATGGTGCGGAGACTGCGTGTATCGGTGGGCCTTTCCGGCGCTGCCGATGGTACTATTTTAGCATAACGTGGAGTGACATAAAATGACTTCTAGGTGACATTGACTGACATTATAGATTCAGCGCATCAATGGCGCGATGATGGCGGCGGTAGATTTGCCGAAGGCAAAGTTTCATTTCAACTGCAATGTTTTCCCATGCCTTGAAGTGAAGATAGCGAAGATTCAAAACCTCGTAATCATCCGGTTCTTCCAAGCTGAGAAGCTTTGCCATGATTTCAGCATGGAGGTCGTCACAAAACAAGACTTGCGCGTCCAAGGCTTGCTTCGCTTTTTCTACACGCTCTACAGCACGAGGGAGCGCCTGCCCATCGCTGCAGCCTCCCGGCACTGAGGAAAGCGTCTGCGTCATGCGGCCATAGTCGAACTCTGCTTCCTGAAGCTCGTGGGTCAGATGCAGCTCTTTTTTCTTGGCGCGTTCGTACTGACGGAGCCATTCTTTCTTTTCCTCGTAGGTCATGTCAGCTCCTCCACCAGAACGAACACTCCGCAGATGTCGGCCCAGAACTTCTCGACGATCTCGCTGCACACTTGTGCGTCGTCGTGCCAGAAGTGCAGACGGGTCATCTCGTCCTTGAGGGCTTTTTCCAAGTTGTCGGTGTCCGGCTTCGTAGTGCGCCAGCTTCCGTCTGGTCTGCCCTCGGCGGGGAACATCCACTTGACCATCAGACGCACCGGACGGCCTGCGGGGATGGGCGTTTCCGGCGCATGGGGTGCAAGGTAGGCGTGAAGTTTGGCTCGGGCGGCTTTCAGCTCGGCGCTGTCATGGAGCACGGCGCAGGGCTTGCCGCCTTTCATGTAGGCGTGCAGCTCCTTGGCATTGTGGGTAGTAGTAGGCGGACGCATGGGGATAAAAAACTGTGTGGTCATTTCGTACCTCGTTTTCTTTTTATGTCGGCGGCCAACGTGATGGGGAGGGTCCCCGGAGGATGGGGGCTGTGTTCGCCCCATCCTCTGGGATACCCCATCACACATTGCAGTGCAGTCATGCTATTATATATAGGCTATTTTGCACTGCAAATGTTGCAGTCATAGCGGCTATTTCTGCAATTTTGCAGTTTTTGCAGTCGTGCAAAATAGCGGCTATAACTGCATTTTTACAACGATTCGTAATTTCGAATATAACAGGATGTTTAACCTCTGCTGCCGGGTTCCTTGCGGCCGACCTTCTCGCCGTCGATCCAGAAGCGGCCATCCTCCTTCAGACGGCTCTTGACGGTGCGGGGCTTCAGATCCATATACTCGCCGAGGCTGTAGACTGTGACCTCACCGTCCATCATGCAGGCTTCAAAAGCAGTGTCCAGCTCGGCCTTTTTGTCCTTGGATTGTTTGCTCCTGTCACCCCAGCGGCGGTTTGCACCCTTTGCACCCAGCGTGCGGAAGTCACTGTCCGGCTGCAGGTCTTCCAAAAGCCCGCTGTCCAGCTTATGCACCGGATAGTCAAACCAGAGATTGACCGGGGCAAAGCTTGCAAACTCGCGCAGGGTGCCCTCGATGCGCCACGCAGTCATGCTGTCGGCCTTTTTCTGGGCCGCAGCCACTTCGGCGTCGATGGCCCGCAGGTCGGCGAGGCCAAGTTTTTCTTTGGCGATAGTCATCATCCGGCTTTTGCTGAGGGCGTCGTCCGGGCCGTAGGCGTCCGTATAGCCGCGCTTATCCAGCATCGCTTTGATGACCCGGCAGGCGGCTTTATGGTGGAGCTGTTCCCGAATCGCGTCGGTGATGGTCAGCTCGGTCATGTCCAGCATAGCATCGGGGTCGCGGGCGAACACGCCGGAACCGGATGCTCTGTCCATGCTGCGTTTGCCGCCCTGTGCACCCTTGGAATGATGGTGGCAGTAGATCACGGCGCAGTCCAGCGCACGACAGACCACGTCGAACTGGTTGCAGAACTTTGCCATCTGGTCGGCGCTGTTCTCGTCACCGGTGATGACCTTGTAAATGGGGTCGAGAATGACGGCGGTATAGCCCTTTTTGCCAGCCCGGCGGATGAGCTTGGGAGCTAGTTTGTCCATCGGGACGGATGCGCCGCGCAGGTTCCAGATGTCGATGTTTTTCAGGTGATCGGGTGCGAGGCCCATCGCAGTATAGACGTCCTTGAAGCGGTGCAGGCAGGAGGGACGGTCAAGCTCTAGATTGATGTAGAGCACCTTTCCCTGTGCGCAGGAGAAACGGCCAAGCCACGTCTTACCCTCGGCGATAGCGATGCACAGCTCAATGAGAGCGAAGCTCTTGCCTGCCTTGGATGGACCCGCCAGCAGCATCTTGTGGCCCTGACGCAGCACGCCGGAGATGAGGGCATCGGCCAGCGGGGGCAGGTCATCCCAGTCATCGGCCAGACATTCTGTATCGGGCAGATCGTCGGTGCAGGCCTCCACCCAGTCACACCAGTCCTCCCAGCAGCTTTTGCCGACGTTCGTTTCAAGCAGGGCTTGTTTTTGTCCTGCCCGCAGGATGCCGGGCATCCGGGAGAGGCGGGAAGGGTTGCGGTTCTGCTGGTCGAGGGTCAGGCCGTTCTTCTGGCAGGTGGCGTAGAGGTAATCGACCCGCTTGCGGTATTCGGCATAGTCCGGAGCGTTGACCCGGACGATGGCGTGGACGCTCTTGCCGCCGGAATAGACCAGCGCAGCGCAGGGCAGCTCCATCTGGTGGATGGCGGCCAGCTGCTTGCCCGGCTCCATGTTGTCACATTCCACGAGAGCATAGCGGAAGCTGGTGATGTTGGCATCCTTCCGGCCTGCGCCGTCCACCGGGTTGAAGCAGATCCACGCACCAACATCAGGGTCACAGTCCCCCATGACCTTGCCGACATCTCCGCCGCAGGCGTCCAGCTCCTCGATGAGCTGCCCGGAAGTTCTGTCCCAGCAGCCTTTCGCCGGACGTCGGCGGTCTGCGGCCATAAAACTTTCGGTGACGTAGGCTACATACTCGTCAGGCTCAAACAGAGCCTGTAGGTAGCGCTTGAGCTGTTCGGCAGGCTCCCATGTGTCGGGGAGGTGAAGTTCTTGCTCTTCGACCCAGCGGGGGTCTACCAACGCGGGCGGCTGTGTGCAGGTCGTCAGCTCGTCACCCCAGTCCAGCGCATGGCCCGCAGGCCCGGACCAGCCGTGCTCATAGGCCAGCTGAAAAATGCTGCTCTGGGTGATGGGTTTTGTTCTGCCGTGGAAGCTCTCCCATTTTTTGACGCACTCGCCCTTGTGATACCGCCCGCCATCCCGGGCGCTCCACTGCTCCCACGCTGTGACAGGCAGACCGGCCTCTTTCAGTCCCATGCCCACCATGACCCATTCCTCGTAGGTCAGGGCGGACGGGGAAATAAAGTCCAGCGCTTCTTTGATGTCATTTTCATGTTCCATTCGCGTTACCATATGAACATATCATCTGCGGCAATCGGTTCGGCAGATGGAGTGTACGTTTTAGGATCGACGCCCTTTGGCGCGCTCCGCCAGCCTCCCGCAGCGATACGGTCTATCATGTGGCGTGCCGCCTCGAAACTCCATGTGCCGACGTGCTGGAAGCCGTATTTCTCCAAGCAGCGGATCTGCTTCGGAGTGGTCAAGCCTTCATCTCGGCGCTTGTGGAGGCGGTCGAGCAGAAGAGAGGCTTTGCCAGCCGATTCCACGGCCTCCGGCAGGATGCCCAGCTTTTCCAGTGCTGCGGCCTGTTCCGCGCTGGGCGGCCCGGCTTCCCAGCCAAAGGCCGGTACATAGCCGGAAAGGTCTTCGGCCTGAATGCTCATCTCGTATTGCAGCGGGTCAACGAGCTTCGCCTTTTTGCGGCGCTGCTCTTCGAGCTGTTTTGCAAGGGCCTCCTCACGCTGGGCCACCACATCTTCGCTGGCCTGCACGGCTGCTTCCTCAATGTCCTGCGGCCCGCCGCTCTCAGCCAGATTTTCGGTCATCTGCCGGGCAACGGCTTTGTCCTCGCAGACGAGGTCTGCCGGGCGGCAAAGCTCGTGGCGGTCGGTCATCCAGAGAAAATCGAGGAGCAGCAGGTCTTTCTTGCCCGGGGAGAGGCGGGTGCCTCGGCCCACCATCTGGCTGTAGAGGCTGCGAACCTTCGTGGGCCGCAGCACGACGACGCAGTCCACCGAGGGGCAGTCCCAACCTTCCGTCAGCAGCATGGAGTTGCAGAGCACGTTGTACGTGTCGGCTTCGAAATCCGAAAGCACCTGTCTGCGGTCGGCGCTCTGGCCGTTGACCTCGGCGGCGCGAAAGCCCTTCGCGTTCAGCAGATCGCGGAATTTCTGGCTCGTCTTGATGAGGGGCAGGAACACCACCGTTTTGCGGCCAGAGCACCGCTGGGCCATCTCGGCGGCGATCTGTTCCAGATAGGGGTCGAGGGCCGTGCCGAGGTCGCCCACGGCGTAGTCGCCGCCGCTCAGGGAGACGTTGGAGATGTCCAGCTTGAGGGGGACGGTCTGGGCCATGATGCGGCAGAGGTAGCCGTCTTTGATGGCATCGGTCAGCTTGTACTCATAGGCAAGGCTGTCGAACACCTCGCCGAGGTTTCGCATATCGCCCCGGTCGGGGGTGGCGGTCACACCCAGGACCTTCGCACTGCCGAAGTAGTCGAGGATGCGGCGGTAGCCGTCGGTGATGGAATGGTGGGCCTCGTCGATGATGATCGTCCCGAAGTAGTCCCGGGGAAAGCGCTCGAGTCGTGCCGGCCGCTGCAGGGTCTGGACAGAGCCGACCACCACCCGATACCAGCTGTCGAGGCAGGTGGACTCGGCTTTTTCCACCGCGCTGACGAGGCCGGTGGAGCGCTGAAGCTTGTCTGCCGCCTGTTCCAGCAGCTCACCCCGGTGGGCGAGGATGAGCACCCGGTCGCCCGCCCGCACCTGATCGGCGGCGACGGAGGCGAACACGATGGTCTTGCCGGTGCCGGTGGGCAGCACCAGCAGGGTGCGGAGACGGCCATTTTCCCACTCGGTGTGGATGCTCTTCCGGGCGGCTTCCTGATAGGGGCGCAGAGCCTGTTTTTCTCCCATCAGAATGCCCCCTGCGTCCAGCCCTGAGAGGGCGCGGCTTTCTCTTCAGGCGGCGGCAGGAAGCGGATGACTTCGTTGCTCTGGCCGGGGTCGCCGCTCTTCTTGACGTAATCGTGGACGCCCAGCTTGCAGCGGCCTTTGGCGCCGACGACCTCGTTCCAGCGGGGGCGGAAGGTGTCGCCCTTCCTGCACTGGCCGATGCTCTCGAAGAACGCGCCCAGCAGGCCCTGAGTCTTGGTGTGGAGGTAGAGACGGTGGGTGACGGTGGTATCGCCCAGAGCGCCGCCGAAGATCTTCAGGGTCAGCTTTGCCATCGAGCAGGGCGGCAGCTTGGCGCTGCCCTCGAAGCGGGCGCGCTCCATCCCGGTGACTTCAAAATAGTATTCGCCCTCGGGCAGGAGCACGAAGTCCTGCGAGACGTTGGTAAATTCGTCGTCCCAGCCAAGAGCGCGGTCGGTAGTGGTATTCATATTGTTCATAGTATCGTCCTTTCCGCCTAGCCTCTGTCGCAAGGCCCGGCATTTCATGGTTTTTATAAGCTTTCCTCGTTCAGCATCCGCAAGACCGGCTTGCCAAGGGCTCCCCTACTAGGGGAGCTGGCGAGCGGAGCGAGACTGAGAGGTTAAAACGGCAGGTCCCGGTTGTCCAGCACCATCTGAAGCACCTGCGGCCATGCGGCCACGAGACAGCCCTCCACAAAGTCGGCGGGATAGTCCCTGATGGGCATATCTTCCGGGAAATAGCCCCGCTTGCCCACAACGAACTGCAATTCTTCGGGGGTGACGTTGTTGGCACTCATCAGCGCGGCCAGCTTTTCGGGGACGCCCAGTGCCATGAGGTCGGGCGTCAGCAGGGCTTCGGGAACAGTCTCCCGGGGCGATTCCGGCTGAGGCTTGGGCTGCGGTGCCGGTGCGCTGGGAGGGGAAAGGATGTCCTTTTCGGCGGGTGCTGCGGGCTTCGGGGCGGCAGGCGGCGCAGAGGCCGGACCGGTGATGCAGTGGGCGATGCTGGCGTAGTCGAAGGGGACTTCATCCGGCAGGCCGAAGCGGTTCTTGGCGTCCCAGCAGGCGTGGTGGGTGGTGTAGAGCACCCGTTTGCCGCCGGTGGCTTTGTTCTTGGCGTTGGGGCCGCTGCCGCTCTTTTCTACGATGGTCTGGTAGTTGGCGAAGAGGAGCATATCGCACCACTCCCGCAGGAGGGGTTCAGTCTGCTTGGTGGTCTTCATGGTCCAGCGGTCATAACTGCCTGCAGCGTCCGGCTGCTCGAACTTGGTGATGGCCGCGTGGGCGAGGATCAGCACATGGTGGCCGCTGTTCAGTACCTCCTCGAGGGCGTCGAGGAGCCGGCCGAACTCCTCCTTGACGTAGGTGTAACCCTTGCCGTAGCCGAAGCCCTCGAGGCCGTCCACCTTGGCTTTGGCGCAGATGGCGTCGATGGCCAGACGCTCGGCCCAGTCGGCGGTGTCGATGACCAGCGTACCGCAGGAAACTTCGCCCCGGGTGACGGCCCGCACCTCGTCCAGCAGCATGGCCCAGCTGGTGGGCTGGGGCAGGCGGGCGACATTGAGCCGCTTGGTGCCGCCCTCGGTGTCGATGAAAACGGGATCCGGGAAGTGAGAGGCAAATGTACTCTTGCCGATGCCCTCGGGGCCGTACAGCACGACCTTGACCGGGGTGTTCAGAATGCCGGTGGTGATGGAATAGCTGCTCATCAGAAAGCTCCTTTCGTCCATGTTCTGGTCTGAGCGGGTGCGGCGGACAGGACAGGCAGGTCAGCACCCTTGACCATACCGTCCTCAATGATGATCTGGCACTCGCTGCCGGTGGAGACGCGGGTGGCGATGGCCTGCAGGCCCTCCGCTTCGAGCCAGTGGCCGAACTCTTCCAGCGTGGTCATGTCCATCTGCTCGAGCTTGTCCAGAAGGACAAAGCCGCAGTCCGGGTTGAGCCGCCGGACGATAGCCGCGGCCACCCGGAGCTGGTCGCTGCCGGACATATCCCGCCAGCGCTTGCCTTTATAAGTAAGAGCGCCGTCCTCCACACTCAGCTCCGGCAGGGGCAGGTCGGCACCGTTCAGCAGGGCCAGACGCTCTTTGCGCTTCTGCTCGATGGCATCCGTAAGCTTGTCGTAGTCGCTGGCGTACTTGGCGGCTTCGTCCTCGGCGCGGGCTTTTTCGAGGTTGGCCCGAACTTTCCGGTTCGTCTCCTCGATGTCCCGGATGGAGGCTTCCAGTTCGGCAGTGGATTCGTCCTGAAGGTCTTCGGTAGATTTCCGGGCGGCGTAGAGGTCAGTGGTCAGCGCGGCCTGCTCTTCCGTCAGATGTGCAAGCTCTGCTTCCAGCTGCTCCCGGCGCTGTGCAAGGGTGCGGCTCTTGATTTCCAGCTGAGAAAGCTGGCTGCGCTTGCGCTGATTCTCCCCGTTCCGGGCCAGAATATCCTGCTGCCGGCGGATAAGGTCAGAGGCGCTGAGAGGCTGTTCGGGAGCGTCGGGGTAGGAGATGAGCTCGTCGGCAAAGTGCTTTTTCTGCTGGGCCAGCTGGCCGGTGAAGGTGCGCTTGTCGTAGATGCTTTTGATCTCCATATCCCGGAGATGCAATTCATTCCCGATGCCGATGATACGCAGCAGGATGTCAGCCTTTTCCTTGTCGCTGGCCTCCATGAAGCGGGGCAGATCGAGGGCCAGCGGCTCGACAAAAGCATTCAGCAGCTGCTGGCCGCTGCGGCGGCCGGTGGGGTCGGTGACGGTGAGGCTGCTGTTCTTGCCCTTGCGCTCCACGACGACCCCGTTGGAGAGAGTGACGCGGAGGTGGGCGGGAGCGACGGCACCATCCCGCTGGGCGGCGTTCGGGCGAAATTTTTCGCCGCCAAGCGCCCATGCCAGCGCGTCGAGAACGCTGGTCTTGCCCTGATTGTTGTTGCCGCCCACGAGGGTGAGCCCGGTGGGGGCCGGAGTGAGTGCGACGGCCTTGATGCGCTTGACGTTTTCGGCCTCGAGGGCCGTGATCTTTACAGACATTTTGTTACCTCCCCTTGAATTTGTCCTAATGTGCGTACGAACTGATCGATCGCGTTTTCCCGCTGTTCACCCGGAAGCTTGCCAAACAGCGGCTTTATGGACTGCGCGAGATTTGTGATGGAGCGGCCGGCCAGAAGGATGCTGTCGTAGGCGTCGCGGGCGTCGGCCTCAGCATTAGCCGCCGTCTGGTCGAGCTGAGCCTTGAGGTCGGCGGTCATGCCGTCGGCCATTTCCTTGGCCTGCCGGACGACTTCGTCCTTGTCCACCACAGCTACTATGGGCTGCTTCCGGGCGGCTTCGGCTTCGGCCTGCCACTTGTCGGCTCGGCGCTTGGCCGCTTCGGCCACCTGACGGGAGCCTTCCAGCTGGCTCTCGGCGGTTTTGGCACGCTGCTCGGCCTTGGTCTGCATCTTCCATGCTTCCTCTTCCCGGGCTTCGGCAGAGTCGGCGCGCTCTTTCAGCTGGGCGTTCTGCTCTTTCAGGCCGTTGATGTCTGCAAGAGCGGATTCATAGCGGCTTTCTGCTTCCTCCCGCTTTTCCGCGTCCTTAGAGGTCTGGGCTTCGGCGCTTTTCACCAGCTCCTTGAAATAGGCATTTTCCTTGCGGGCGTTCTGAGCGGACTTCTCGGCGGTGTCGGCACGGTCTTTCTCGGCCTTGAGTTGGGCCAGCAGCTCCTGCACCCGCTGGCTGTCTCCGGCAGCTTCGACCACCTGCGCGGCACACCCGCTGCGGGCAATCAGATTCAGGTCCTTGCGGGTCAACTCGGGCAGCTGTTTTAATTCCGCAACAGTTGCGGAATTAAAAGCGTCTCCGTTTTTGACCATCGTGCGAGCGCTTCCTTCGCTGAGCCCCTTGCTCTCGTACCACTTTGTCCATGTACCGCCGCCATACCGGCCCGCCTTGGCAGTCAGAGCGTGGATGCGGGCAAGGTAGATGCAGGAAATCAGGTATTCGTCCTGAGCCGCACCGTAGTGCAGATCAAACTGCTGGTCGGCAGCTGCGGCCTGTTCAGACAAATCGCCCAGAGCTGAGAAGTCAAAGGTAGGGGCGAGGGGAGTGTTGCCGCACTGTGCGGCAACATCCTCAGAGTGAGCGGGAGTCAAATGCTTTTCGCCTTCGGTCTGGTAGCTGTTGCACTCCTGCACGGGATGGCCGCAGTTGTGGCAGTTCCCGAAGCATTCTTCTTTGCACCCGCCACAGGTGCAGGTAGAACAGATACAGGGAGCAGGAACACCCGAGGAAGAATCCTCCTCTACCGGGTCGATGGGCGCGTTCTTGCAGGGCTTGGCATCCATGAGGGCGGTGAGCATCTGATTCGGGAGTTCGTAGTCGTCCATCGGGGTGAACTCGTCGCTGGTCAGAAACACTTCCGGGGTCAATCGTTTTTCAACGGCCTTGGCCTTGTCGAACTTCTGGGCCAGCAGATGGCTTTCCTTCCAAGCCTGTGCAGATTCGTCCCAGCGCCAAAAGCGCCCACGGGTATAGGCATAGTAAACGTCGTTGCTGTTCTGGCTGATAATCATACCTCTACCTCCGCGCCCTTCAGGCGGTCCAGCATCTCGGTTTGCACATCTTTGCTCATGGGCTGGATGTTGTTGCCCTTCCAGCCGTAGCAGAGGATGGAACCGTAAAGCTGACGACCCCGGTACTTCCGGTTGAGCCGACTGGCGGGCTGGATGAGGCCATCGTACCGGCCCACGAACAGCACCGCCGGGGTGCGGGGCAGAACTTTCTGCTCGCAGGGACACTGCAAAAGTGCTTCCATGCCCTGCAGCGTGTCCGGCAGGGTGGTCACGACCGGGTCTTTGCCCGGCTCGATAAGAATACCTTTCATCTCTTGTAAAAACCTCCAAAGTGTGTTATCCTTCGGGGTGATGGGCTAGAAAAACCATCATCCCTTTGCAGGCTCGCCGGTGTTCCAGCACCAGCGGGCTTTTTGTTTACTCGTCATGTGGCTCACTCCAGCACAAGGCTCTTGACATACGGCAGCCAATCGCGCCAGCACGGCTTGGAAAGACTGCGGTTGACAGCGTAGTAATAGGCTGCATTGCTGATTTTGGAAGAGCCTTTCAACCGCTGCTCTTTGACCATGTGGTTCACCTGATTGCGGGACAGGCCCATGCCCATCAGGAGCTTTTTCATGCGCTTGGTCTTCATGCGTCCCTCCGGTTCTGCCGGTACTCCGGCTCTTCGGTGCGGGCGTGGCTGCGGTCGATGTACCTGCGGCGCTGAGCCTCGCGCTCTGCGACATGATCGCCCAGCCGGGCAAAGAACAGCGCCAGCAACAGCAGCACTATCGCGGTGATGAAGTCGGTGTCGGAGATGACGCCAAGGGCTTCGATGCTGCCTGCAAAGCCAAGTGCGTACAGCATCCCGACGGCACCGCTGGCCACCGCCAGCCAGTACCAGACGCCAGATTTGATTCTCATGCGGATGCCTCCTTTTTATTTCTGCGGCACACCCAGCTGCACCAGCAGGGCGGGGACGTTGATCATGATGCACCGGCCACTCTTGAGGTGAGGAATGGTGCCTTTAGCAAGCTCTTTGCGCAGGTAGTATTCCGAAAGCCCGGTGGCCCGGGCAGCATCACGGACATTCATGAATGGGGTAGAAGGGACGGGAGGAGTATGCTTCCTCATAGCGGTCACTCCTTTTTCTCGGTGGTGAAGATGTCGGCCATGATCTGGTCGAAGCCGGGCAGGCCAAAGGCGATGATCTGAAGCTGGTCGATGCGGCTGTCCAGCTCGGCTTGTGCCTTGGCCACAAGGCCTTCGGCCTGACGGAGGCTGTCACAGATTTTGCCATAGTTGGCCTTGGCCTGAATGAAGCGAGCTTTGTAATCGTCGCGGTGCTTGATGAAGTCATTGCGCAGGTCAGTGACCTCCGCAAGCTGCTCCTTAGCGGTGCTCACGGCCTGAATGGCGGCGGTCAAGCGCTCGTTGGTGGCCTCCAGCTGCTCAATGTGCTGCTGGGCCTTGACGGTCTCATATACGCCGTTCTTGCGCAGGGCGGGCAGAACCTCGCTGGTCACCCAGTGCTTGAAGGCTTTGGCCTTCGGCATCTTGCTGCTCAGGATCAGGCTGTACAGGCCGGACTCGTTGATGAGGGCGGTCTTGGTGAAGCCGGAGGGCAGAATCCCATTTTGGGCTTCTGCCCCTTGCGGCACATCCCCGTTTTGGGTATCTGCCCCCTGCGGCAGCATCTCAAGCCGTTTGTCCTCCTCATCGACGTGGGCGATGATAGCCTTTGTGGGGTTCTTGTACCCCAGTGCCTCAGCGACGTCCTTGCCGACGAGCCACGGCTGGCCGTCAAGCTCGACGGTGCGCACCTGCCCGAATTCGGGGTTGGAGAAGATCTGTAAGTCGTTCATGTGATTTTGTGCCTCCTTGTGGGTGGCTCCCTTTCCGTGCTATACTGTTGCAAGGAAAGGGGGTGAAGTGTAAGTGGACAAAATTATTCAGTGGGTGACCTGCAATCAGGACTGGATCACGCCAGCGATTGCGGTTTTTGGAGCAGTGTTGTCTGCATGGAACTGGCTTGAAAGGCATCTTGAGAACAGAAAACGCGTGGTCATTGAAGTAAAAAATGTTTTTTGCTTTGGGCCAGAGGCTAAAACCGGCGGATATACGGAAGTGCTCCATTTGTATATCATCAATAAATCTCGAGAGCCGATAACGCTGAGCCAATTACAGATGAGTTGTGATGCTCAAATCAATCGGTTTGGAGAATACCGGATGGAACTACATAGCCAAAGCAATAAAAAGGGAAGCGTTGAAGTGATTCGTAGAAGATGGTTCTCTGATACTTTCCCAGTTAAGCTTGAGGGGTTGGGGTATGTGCATCTGCTACTTGCGTCAACCGGAGATGTACGCTGCATCGAGCAGGGAAAGAAATGCCTCATGCGAATCGATAGCAATAAAGGAAAAATCCGCAAAGAAATTACCTGCGCTTTTTCTGAATGGGATTTGCTGCCACTATGTAAAGAGCCAAGTCTCACAGTAGAAGCGCTGCTACAATAGCTTTATTGCAGGCAGGAGGGACATTCTTCTTCTGTCAGGGCTGCCCGAAGTGTGACGGCATACTTTGCGGACCGGCAAAAAAGTTTGCTCTCAACCTCCACTCCGTCCCGGCTGACCAGTTCTTCCACGAGCTGTGCAATTGACACATCTTTCAGCACCCCGCGCCCTTCTCCCTCTTCAAGCGATTCCAGCAAAGAAGTCAAGTCGCCTGCCAGCGCCTTGGCTTCTTTTATTTTTTCACACAGGAGTTCAACAAGCTGAGTGGTTTCCTGAACGCCTGTGATGTTGACCGTGATATTGACCACGGGCTCTTTGTTATTGTCCATGTGGTTCACCTCCTTTCACTGATATTACGTAAACGTAAGTTTACGCGAAAAAAATAGCATCGGTCTCCTGCGGAGTAAGATGCAGTGCGGCCCGGAACAACTGAATCTCGTTTCGGGTGAAGTCGGACTGACCACCCATTTTACGGGACAGAGTTGCCGGATTGATGCCCATAATCTGGGCTGCATCTTGAGTTCTTATGCCATGCTCGATACATTTGGCACGGAATAAATCGCGGTTGAACATTTGCTCACCTCCTTTGCGCAAGAACAGTATAACTCTTGCGTATACGTAAGTCAATACGAAAATGCAAGTTTTCTTTGGGAAATTGCAAAAACACATTGCAAAAACGCAATATAATGATATAATAAAGGCAGAAAGGAGCATCAGATCATGGGGAATTACTTAGCTGACCGACGAAAAGCTCTTGGGTTAACGCAAAAGGAAATCGCAGAGCTGGTAGACGTATCAGAAGCAACAGTCTCCCGCTGGGAAAGCGGTGAAATTGCTAATATGCGGCGTGACCGCATTGCAGCTTATGCGAAGGCACTAAAAACCACCCCGAGTTTTATTATGACAGGGGATAGCGCTGATAAAGAACGTCCAGCGGGAGCCACGCCTTATAATGCCCAAAACGTTGCCCCGCTGTTGGGTACTGTCCGTGCAGGGATGCCGATGTATGCCGAGGAAAACATTGAAGATTACATTCCCATCCGGCAGACAGACGGTGCAAAGTATTTCTGGTTGAACATTCGCGGGGACAGCATGAATGCTGCCGGCATGGATGACGGCGACCAGATCCTTGTACGTGAACAACCGGAAGTGGAAAACGGCCAGTTGTCTGTGGTGATGGTCAACGGCAACGAAGCGACTGTAAAATACTTCCGCAGGGAAGGCGATCTCGTGATCCTGACCCCGAAAAGCTTTAATCCGGTGCATCAGCCGCAGATTTATGATCTGAAGAAGGTGCCGGTGCGGATTGCAGGACTGGTTGTGGAGTGCCGGAAGGTGTTCCGATAAATGGTAAAGAGGAACTTGATATGTCGAGAAAGAACAAGGTTGGATATTCAAAAAAATATGCGAGTGCTGCGAAATCGTTTGACCGAAGCATGAATCGATTGGCACATTCTGTTTCGCGTGTGGCATTTAGTAGTAAGTCTACAGCAAAATCAATCCCAAAAGCATCCCGGAAATCACATATGGATGAACCTGAGTTTGAAACGAAGTACACTAGTATCCCACAGCCAGTGACTGTTGTCTGTGTTCTGATTGGAGTGCTGGTTTTTCTTGCCGATTTCAAAGATGGCGGATTTCTGGTTTCACTCATTTTTGGATTTATAGCATGTGGGGTTTCTCTTCTAATTCTTTGCGTTATATATGGAGGAATCGCGGGAGCAAAGGAATTTCGTTCTCAAGATAGTGATAAATGCGAAGGACTACTCGAATCGGTCTATAATCCCAATCCTGAATGGATGGGGCAGACTGGCCTTGTTGATTCTCGCGCGAATGCAAAGGTCTTGGCTCCACAGTTTCTGAAGCAGGCTCAGGAAAGCGCTAAAATCCTTCAGACGACCACGGAACCGGCTACCTTTTTTACAAGATATGACTTTTGCGTTGGACGCTTGATGGAACTTGAAAAGTGCAAAAAGTACGGTGCACAGGTAAGCACTACTGATGATTTGAAGAAGTATCGCAGCCTTGGCTTCCGAGATGATGCTGTAAAGGAAATCATTCATCGAACGGAAGAAAAGTATCAGGCAAAAATCGAGAGCCTGAAAACAGCAAAGGCAAAACAGAACTGGGCAGAAAAATATTATCAGGAATTTGAACCATATTTGCCTTACATGACAGACGGCCAGAAGTCTGAGCTTGGAGAAGCAAGCGCATATCTGTTTGATCTGGCTCAAAAATAAAAAACGCCCCCGGTGTTGGCGCACCGAGAGCGTTTCCAAGAACAGCTTGTTCACGAGGAACAATACAGCCCTAAGACAACTGTATTGTACCACCTCCGGGCAGGCTTGTCAAAGTGTACCCATATGGAGGTGTATTTTTATGGCGAGTTTCAAGGAGAAACTTGACAAAAACGGAAACCGCATCTATGAGGTGCAGGTCAGCAATGGGCGAGGGCGGCGTGTCTGGCGCACCTTCCGCCCAGAGCCGACATGGAGCAAGCGCACCATTCAGCGGGAGCTACAGAAATTCGCCGCTGAATTGGAGCAGCAGTTGGCGGATGGGGAAGTGCTGACCCGTGAAGAGACTGCGCAAAAGGCTGCTGCGGAAGCCGTAGAGGCGGCCAAAATCAAAACCTTCCGGCAATATGCTGAAGCCGTCTATCTGCCAGAGAAAGCCGCCACGCTGGCGGAAAAGACCCGGGCCAGTTATACCCAGCTGTTGGAGCAGCATGTCTTTCCGGCTCTGGGCCATGTGCTTCTGCCGGAGATCACCCCGGCCATGATAAAGGCGTTACTTTCCAGTCTGTCAGAGGAGCTTGCCTTCGCCAGCGTGACAAAGGTGTATGCTGTACTGCATAACCTGTTTAAGGCTGCCTTGCTGGATGATACGATAGACCGGAATCCAATGGACAAGGTTCCGCGCCCCCGGAAGTCGAAGGATGCAGCCCTTCCTACAGAGCACAAGGCTTTTACTGCGGAGGAGACGCGGTATATTCTGCGCTGTCTGGATAGCGAGCCGCTCAAGTGGCGGGCGTTTATCCTGCTGCTTATCGATACGGGCTGCCGCCGGGGCGAGGCCTGCGGGCTGCAATGGCAGTCGGTGGATTTTGATACCAACACGATCACCATCGAGAGGAATCTACAGTACACCTCCGAGCGGGGCGTGTACGAGACTCTGCCCAAAAACGGCAAGACCCGCGTTGTAGACGTCTCGTCTGACGTGGCCGCGCTTTTGCAGGAGCTGCGGCAGAGTCAGCCGGTAACGGTGCGCTGGGTGTTTACGCAGGACGACAGCCCGGAGCCTATGCACCCAGACACTCCAACTCGTTACTTCCAGCGATTTGGCAAACGGTATGGGATAGAGCACTTCCACCCGCACAAGCTGCGCCACACGTCCGCCAGCCTTGCCATCACCAACGGTGCCGACGTGGTAAGTGTCGCCGCACGGCTGGGGCATTCTGACAGCAGCACCACGCTGCGGATGTACGCCCATGCCAACGAGGACAGCATCCGCCGGGTCGGTCAGACCGTAAGAGAGGCCTTGAAGCAGCCAGAAAAGAGAAAGGCTTGA